GACGGCGTTTTCCAGCTTGCTTGCCGCCTGTTCCAGCAGCTCTCCCCGGTGGGCAAGGATAAGGACGCGCCTGCCGCTATCGACGCAGTGCCGCGCCACCGTCGCGAATACGATGGTCTTGCCGCAGCCGGTGGGAAGGACGAGCAGGGTCTTGTGGTTTCCCTTCTCCCATTCCCGCTCAATCGCAGTGCAAGCCGCTTCCTGATAAGGTCTGAGTTTCATGCGTCAACCCTCCGGCTGGATGTATTTCTTGACGTTGTTGAAAGTCTTGCCGTCGTATTCCCGCGGCTCAATCCTCGCACGTCCCGAAAGCCCGACTGCCTGCCCCCATTCCACTGCCTTTGTCTCCCCTTCCTTCGCGAATCCAATGCATTGCAGGAACGCCGAAACGCGCCACATGGATTTCTTGTTCAGGAAGAACGATTCATTGACGACCGCCTTGCCCTTTTCTGTCTCGACGACCAGCTTGTATTTCGCGACGTGGCAAGGCGGCAGGTTCTTCTCCTTGTTTCCCGCGTATTCCCCGCGTTCGAATTCATCTACCGTGAAATCGTAAACGCCCGGTTCCAACGTAATGAAGTCCATCGGCTTCTCGAAGAAGATAGGCGTGTTCCAGTCCATCGTTTCCGTGCCTGCCGTTTCCTTTGTTTCCGCTGCCGTATTCACTGCCGCATTCGTTGCCGTGCTGTCAAAATTACCGAAATCTCCCATGGTTTTTCATTCTCCTTTTCCTAGTGAAATAATTGGTTATCAATAAAATGGGATTTCATCATCTTTAGGGCGCACGTTTTCCTTGATGTACGCAACGACCTGCTCCCATTTCTCCATAAGCACCTTGTCAACAAATTCCTTTGGGAAGTCCTTCGCCTCCACCATCTTGCTGAAGCAGCCGGACATCCTTGCGAAGTCGCTGATTTCCTGCAAGGTGACCTTCGCCGCGTCTGCCTTTTCAAGGATACGCGGGTCTACGCCGTCCCGGCTCTGGTCAAACGGCATCTGCGGTTCCGGCTGTTCCTGTGCCGCATCATCGGTCAATACGAACGGCGCAATATGCTTGTAATCCAGTGGCAGCTCCGCTTTCAGCCCGAAACGGTTCTTTGCGTCCCATGTCGGCGCGTGCTGGGTGAACATCATCCTGCTGCCGCCCTGCACTTTCTTCTTGCCGTTGACTTCGACGACTTTTTCCTTGTAGTTGGCGAACAGTACGAGGTCTGCCCATTCCTTGCAGAGAGCGGCGACTTGGTTTCCTGCCTTGCTGCCCATCTTCAGCTCGTAGCGGTCAAACGCCCCGGTCTCATTCGGCAATTCAAACTTGCGAATGACGGAATGTGCCGTGAGAATGACGTTCACGCCGCTTTCTGCAATGGCGGTCAGCTCATCCAGCGCCTTGCCAAACTGCTCCCGCACCATGACATAGCCCTTGCCGTAGCCGAATTCCTCGATGCTGGTCTTGTCGTGCGTCACGCAGACGAAGGTCTCGCAAAGCCGCTCCATCCAGTCTGCCGTGTCAATGACGAACGTGCGGCAGAGGGACGCGCCGCCCTTCCTTACAGCGTCGATAGCGTCCCGGATATCGTCCCATCCCTTTGGGCGTTCGAACCTTGCAACGTCGAGCATGCCGGTACTTCCCTCGGTGTCAAGGAACAGGGGGCGCGGGAATTGCGCCGCAAACGTGCTTTTCCCAATTCCCTCACTGCCGTAGATAACGCACTTGACCGCCTTGTTCTCAATCTTCCCCTTGATGATTTTCGGGCTTGCCATTTGCATCCTCCCCTCTTTCTGTTGCATCTGTCAGATAGAAAGCACAAACGTGACCGACGGTTTTGCTGTGCTCAATAACCCTGCGTCCTTCGAAATTGCCCTTCCATTCCTGCACAAGCTCATCATGCAGGATGGAGTTATAAGCGTTGAAATGGTCTTCATAATCCTTATGGAGCTGGACGGTAATGAGGTCGAAATCATTGGTAGCACGGATGGCAAGCGGTTCGATGTTGTCGCCCAGCATCTTCCTTGCTTCATCGACGTACCTTGCAAGCTGTTTCAGCGTCATTCGCCTTCCCCTCCCGTCTTTTCCCAATAATTGATTCGCAGGACTTCCCCTGCCTCAATCTGCCCGTGCGTGGACAGCAGCCAAGGATTGAGCTGCTTGATTCCCTCCTCGAATTCAAGGATGTACCGCCGCCCGCCCGTGTTCTTTTCAAGGTAAATTTCTGCAATGCTGCGCAAGGTGTCGCCTTGCTTTACCGTGTAGACGGTCTGGACAAGCCTCTGATTGCTTTCCGGCACGTCTGCCGCGCCGATGCTGAGGATTGCCGCGCCGATGATTGCAAGCCCTGCCAGCCCTTTCCTAGCCTTGCGCAGCATTTCGCCGCCCTGCTTGCGCCGCGCCATTGCAACGCGCCATTCAAAATTCGTCATAGAAGCCTCCCGTCTTTTCTTCCTTGCTGTCGATGTACTTCATCAGCCGTGAATAGCGGATGCGCCGCTCCGCGCCCTGCCGTACCCACGGAATTTCCCCATTGTCCAGCAGCCGCCGCGTTGTGCTAGGGGAAACTCGGAGGATTTGGCTTGCTTCCTTGATTCGCAGCAACTGCTCCTTATCCGGCTCTACCACCGTGGGCGGGGGAAGGCTTTCAATGAAAGCCCTCAGTTCCCGTACTTCCTCGCACAGCGGCTTGATTGCGTCATTGACCGCCCTGCTGATTTCCGTCTCTATGCTCATTATTCTCCCTCCATGTCTTGACAAGAATCAGGTTCTTTCCGTCTTCCCTTGAAAATCTCACCGTATCTTCCCAGTCTGCGATGATGCAGCCGACATCTTCGCCGCTTGCTTTGTAAAGGTCAATCCGGACATAGTCCATATCTTCGAGGTTCTCCGCATTATCATCCACGGAAAGAGCAATGTCTGCTACATCGTGGAAGTTTGCGCCCGTGCCATCAATCGCAATCGTGCAGGGATTATCAAGCATTATGCTTTTCAAGTTATCGGGAATCGAATCATAATCCTCATTGTCTATTAGCTTGATAGCCTCCATGACAGAAAATTCATAGGAAATCTTCATTACGCCGCATCCTTTCTCTGCTTCTTGAATTCCGCAACTACTGCATCCACGGCTTTCATGTTCCATTTTGCCTGATAGCCGCTGTGCCCATGATTGTTGTATGGAACCATCTCGCCGTATTCCTTGCCCTTTTCCGTGAGCCTCCAGTCTTTGACCGTCTTTTCCTGCAAGCCCAGGGATTCAAGGATTTTGTTTACCCTTTGCGCTGAAATGCCGGTGCACCCCCTTTCCTGTGCCTTGTCCCTGATGTTGGTTGCATTCAGCAAGCCGATTTCCGCCGGCTTTTCCGCAGGCGGGACTAAGAGCCGGATTTCCTTCAAGTCAATCTTGTGCTGCCGCTCCACGATGTCGATGGCTTGCAGGGTTGCCATGCTGTCGGTGATGCCTGTAATCAGCGCAAGGATTCCCCTTTTCACGCCAATCGCATCATCAAGAGCATCTGCCGCCGGGGTACGGGACGGAGCGGCTTGCCCAGAACGATAGCCGCCCGTCTTGCGGATGGACGGCAGTACATCATGCGTTACCCACCGTTTGAATGCCTTCGCCGTCGGGAGGTTGCTGCTGAAGATGAGAGAGTACAGGCCGCTCTCGTTGATGATGGTCATTTCCTGCTCTCCGCCAAGGGTGTCGCATTTTGCTACCCCCTTATCTTCATCATCGACATGCTTATTCATTGCATCTCGCGTGTTGCTATACCCTAATGCCGCCGCAACGTCCTTCCCTACGAACCACGGCTCACTGTCAGCCGTGAGCATCCGAATCTCGCCAAATTCGGGATTGTTGAAAATCTGCAATTCGTTCATAAAACCCTCGCTTTCCTTGTACCGTTGAAAACTGCATTATCACGCTTGCCTTTTTTGGTGGAATCTATTTTTCTTAATTTATGTCTAATTTAATTAGACATCTTCATCAAAAAAAATAGCGTTATAGCTTGCTCCGAGAATCTTTGCCAGTCTCTTAGCATCTCCAATAGATATGCTGTTAACATCGTTCTCCATTTTTATATATGTGACCACACTAACACCGATTCTTTCAGCTACTTCCTTTTGCGTCAAATTTGCATTTACCCTTGCCGCTTTCAAACTAAGTTTCATTTATTCACCCACTTTCCATCTTTTTAGTAATTTTGATTGAAGAAGACATTAAATATATCTTCTTTATCAAGGGAGAGTACATTTGCAATAGTGGCAATTTCTGCCCTTGTGAAATCAGCCATTCCATTAATTTTACGGTAAAGCGTCGCTTTATTGAGATTCATGCTTGCCGCCAACCTTTTGACCGTCATTTCCCTACGCGCCAGCATCGCATAAAACTCATTTTTCTTAAACAATATTTCACATCCTTTCCGTAAATATTAAATTTCCTTCATGCGACGCAGTTCGTCAGCTGTCCATGAAATCTTGCGCCCGTTATCTTCTGCAATTTTCTTGATACGCTCTATCAGGTTTTCTTTGTCCGCTAAAGCATCTTCCATCGTCTTATAGCAGTTGCCTATCGCATAATACATCTTATCCTTGAAAGTATCATCCCATCTCGTTTCAATTAACACACAATCCTTACCGCACAAAACCCAATATCTTTTTCCTTTCTCCGGCTTCCACGGCTGCTTGATGATTGTAAACTTTCCGCACAGGATATTAACGAGCAAACTCGCCGTCGCTCCGCTAACACCACAGTCAGTGAGAGAATATAAGCAATCGCCATGGTCGCTAACCTTAAATTTCTCGCCCAATTCCACGCCGAGCATATCGGCGACTTGCTTCATGTGGTTCATTCATTCGCCCTCCTATTCCATGCTTCAATGACTTCCTGCTCGACTCGCGTTCTTCCATTGTCATTGCCTCCTAATCCCATCCACAGCCGTCGAAGCGGTCAGCATCGGCTGCCATGCCAATGAGGAACGCCATGTCCTGCTCATGCCTTTCCCCTCCCCTCTGCGCGAACCTGCCGCGCCATTTCCCTTTCCTCCGCCTCGCGGATGCGCTCCTCATAGCCGACGAGCAGCCGACGTGCCGCCCTCGGCTTGATGAATCCCATATCGCGCCGCGCTATGGTCATGGCTTTCATGCGGCGCAGTTCGTCAGCCGTGCGGAACTTCGTCATTACCGCAATCCTCCATTTCCATCCTTGCCCTCCGCTATTCCCTTCTCAATAGCTTTCGCAAGCTCCTCGACGAAGCTGACGGCATTCCCGTGCACTGCCTCGATATTCGCTGGCGTGACGTAGTATGCCGCCGTCATCTGAATCGCGGTTTCTTTCGACGGCGTGAAGATAAATCCGAAGCAGGAAAGTGCCATGATGATGAAGGCCGGCACAAGCATCTTCCTGACTGGCTCCTGCTTTTCGTCAAAGCAGCACTTGGTGACAAGGAAAATCAAGGCAGCCATGCTGGCGCACATGGATACCGCTAATATGTCCTTGATGTCGCCGCATACCTGCGCTATGTAGAATATCCACGGGTTTATAATAGGTTCGTTCATCTCCCATTCGCCTCCGCAATCTTCTTGATGCGTTCCAGCAGGTTCTCTTTGTCCGCTAAGGCTTCCTCCTCGGTTCTGTAGCAGTTGCCTATTGCGTAATTTATCTTGTCGTTGAAATCATCACCCCATTCCATTTCACTCGTATTACCGTTATATCTAAAGTACCAATACCCTTCGCCTTTCTTCGGCTTCCATGGCAGCTTGACGATTTTCGCTTTGCCGGTCAGCAAGTCCTCATAGATTTCTCTTGTCACAGGGTACCAGTCATAGCCATCCTTCGCATGTATTCCTTCGTTTGTACAATGGAATATGGTTCCGTCGATTTTGAAATCCTCTTTCATCTTCACGCCGAGCATTTCGGCGAATTGCTCCATGTAGTTCATGGTCGTTCCTCCTTTATCACGTTGCACTAACCTTGACGGCGATGACGCGCTCCCATGGGATTTCGCCCGCCATCTGCTTCAGCTTTTTATCGTCCCAATCATCGACAGCATAGTTCCCGTAATAGCCATAGCACTCATCGTAATCATTGCCCGACTTCACGATGTACATTTCGTTTGTCTTGGAATATGCAATTTCCTCAATGCATACCTTGTTCAGGTTTCCTGCCCACCACGCATACTCGTCGGTGATTCCCTCGGGATCTATCCACGCTATTACGCGCATTTCTGGGTTCTCCAAAATCAGCCCGGAAAGCTTCTTCGCATTTTCGCGGTTTATCTCAGATTCCTTTTTCATGCTCATATTTTTATACGCCTCCAGAATTGTGCCCAGATGTTCTCTATCCATGAAAAGATTTTTTCCATCCATTCGGGCAATTCGTATCCTCCATATCGGCAAGCTCTTCAGCCATCCGTCGGATTCGTCTTCCCTGCTCGCACACTTCCAGCGCGTGCGGCTCCGTCCTCTCCTTGAGGAACCTTTTCTCGACCATGCCGACAGCGTACCCAAGGCCGAGCTGCCTCAGCAGCTCCTCGTAGGAGTCCTTGGCGTACTGGTGCTCGTTCTGCCCGCAGTCGAAGCAGGAATACTCGTTCCCGATGTACTCCTCTACCTCATTGCAGTATGCATGGAAAATGGCAAGCCTTTCGCTCCTGTTCATTGTATCTCCTCCCTTGTGCCTCAAATCTCGGCGAATTCCTTCTCGAGTTCTATCTTGTACTCGGTCAGTGCCGTAATCATAAGGCGGTTCAGGATTTTGTTCCGTCTGCTTTCTAAATTTTTGTCGCAGGAAAAACCGCACTCGTCTATGTTGATAACGTGGACGCTAAGAGAAGCACAATGTCCTTTGTTGAGCCAATCAATCGCATCCTGCGCACGATTGATTTCGTTCATCAAGGCTCTTGCCTTATCCATGCGCTTTGCATTCAGGTTGTATTCTGTCGGTGTCATTAGACATCCTCCTCTAATAGTCTCCCATCGGCTTCAGCCTTTAATCACCACGGCTTTTTGCATACCGGGCATTTGTCGCCGCAAAAGGACTGCTTCGGCAGCCCTTTTCTCCTCAAACTAATCCCAAAAGAACTTGTCGCATGGTTTCAAATTGCGTTTATTCCTATGGCATGGAGCATCTTCCTCTCCGCCACGGTCAAAATAGAGGCAATGCCTGCATGTTAGCGGAATCTGCTCGTCCCGCTTGCAGTCTCTGCACGGGAACGCCAAGCATGGATATTCCTTGTACTCGCACTTGCGGCATTTCGTGTATATCCTTGCCATGGAAATATTCCTCCTTAGTCACCACTTCTGCCGCCTCTCCTCCCAGTGCGGGCAAGGCAACGCCCTGCCGTCCTGCAAGCTGCCGTACCACCGGCAAGTGCTGGAAAGGAGTGCCGGATTCTCGTAATTCCCGCACCTCCGGCAATTCTTTGGCCGCTCATCCTTCTGCTGCTTCTGCCTGTTCTTCGCCATTCAATCATTCCTTTCTGTCTGCCCTGTTGCTTCGTCGTTTACCCTCCGTAGAGCCGTTGTAGCGGGGTTCATGCCCTCCATGCGGCGGCTGATTCCTGCCAGCCGCCCCTGCAAGGCGTGAAGCCTGTCCTATGCCGTTTCGCTTGTGCATTCTATGAATGACTTTGCCCAGCAGCAGATTGCCGTTGGATGCGCGTTGCCACCGATTAAGCCGCGCCACGTAGCATCAATGTCCCGCCAGCCCCACTGGGCGAGCACGTCCATCGCCCATCCGAGGTTCCAGCTTCCAAGCCGCTCCCTGCGCCTCCACAGCGTTGACGCTATGCAGATGGCAGCAGCCGCCCTCCCGTATTTCCTTGCACATTCGTCAAGCGGGCTGCCGTCGTATCGCGATGCTTTTTCCAGTTCCTCCGCTGCCTTCCGCACTGTTTGATTCACCATAAAGCGGGATTCCCCGTCCTCGCCCTTCCCGACGAACGCCTTTATTTCCTTCGCCAATTCATTGTCCAGTGCCATATACGCCATAGCAATTACTTCCTTTCACGTATATTTGATAAATTGTAGTCTAATTAGATTAGATACACTATGCGCGATTTACCTTGTTTTCATTGCCTATGTCTGTATAATACTCTAAATAAATTAGATTGTCAATAGAAAATCATAAAAAAATTAGAGTTTTTGTGTGAAAAACTTTACTTTTTCTTTTTTAGATGGTACTATTAGATGTAGGAAAGGAGATGTTTCAAATGTCGATAGCTGAAAACATCAAACTGCTACGCCGTATCTATGGCATATCGCAGAAAGAACTAGGTTTAATTGCACATGTGTCAGATAAAGCAGTATCTACTTGGGAAACAGGTTTTAGTGAGCCTAGAATGGGAGCTATCCAGCGAATGGCAGACCATTTCAATCTAAAGAAAAGTAATATCATAGAAGAGAACGGGATGGATGGCATCGAATTCTCGCGCTCCCCAAAACCTACCGCAAAAGCAGAAAGCAAGGCAGATACCAACCGCGTTATAGAAAACAACAAGCCTCAACATCATGCCGCAACCTTCAAGCCCAAGCCTTTGCCCATCATCGGCACAATCGCTTGTGGCACGCCAATCCTTGCCGAAGAGAACATAGAGGCTTACGTAGATTGCCCAATGGATGTTGACGCAGACTTCTGCTTGCGGGCAAGGGGAGAGAGCATGATAAACGCCGACATACAGGACGGCGATATCGTGTTCATCAAGCAGACCGACCATATAGAGAACGGCGAAATAGCCGCCGTGAGGATACACGATGAAGCGACCTTGAAGCGGCTGCGCTACACCGAAAAGACGGGCGAACTATTGCTGATTGCGGAAAACGATGATTTCCCCAGCTTGACATATAGCACCAACGATGAAAGCAATGATATACATATCGAGGGCAGAGCCGTCGCCGTGCTGCATAAGCTGAAATAAAAAAGCCGCCCGCGATGGAGCGACTTTGGGAGACAAAAGATGTTTAATGTGAATCAAAAAACATAGCATTTTATTTGATTTTTTCAAACCTGTATATCTGTGTTGCCTGTGGATATTTTTGGTGATCGACTTCACTCATGAACATGGCTGCTGGCCGAACATAATTCTTGTAGTCACCGTATAAAGCTTCATATACTACATAAAGTTCGCTTGTCTCTGTATGTTCGGCTATGGTGATTATTTTGTAATCACGCCCTTTGAAGTGTCTCCAAATTTCCCCGTTTTGAGGAAGTTGCCTCTTTTCCATTATTCATCACCTTTTCCGTAATGCTTTTCCAATAGTTTTGTTAGCTTATCTACATTTACTTCTACATAAACCTTTAAAGTCCTGCTATCAAGGTTCTCTTTCAGATATTGATGCCAGCCATCTACGAATCAAGAAAGCAAAAGAGCCGCCCGGTGCTACCAACACCGAACGGCTTTGAGAGATACCACGGTAAGCGTGATATGCCCGACAACTGCATTTTATCACGCTTGCCTCCATGATTCAAGAGAGAATGGAGGTTTTTTTCATGGCAATCCGTATACGCAAGCGCGGCAAGACCTACTCTTACGCCTTTGAGATTGGGAATGACCCGTCAACCGGGAAGCGCCGCGTCAAGGAAAAAGGAGGATTCAAATCAAAGAAAGAAGCTGAGACAGAAGGCGCGAAAGCCTTCGCGCAATGGAAGACGGGCAACCTTGCCATCACGTCGGAGCGCGTGACCGTCCGCGAGTTCCTGCTGCAATGGCTGGAGAATGTTGCGCGTCCCGACCTCCGCCAGTCCACCTATCAGAACTATGCCAGCGTCATCAAAAACCAGATTATCCCCATCATCGGCAGCATCATCCTGCAAGACTTGCGCCCCCGCGACATTGACAGCTGGGCGAAGGAAGAAGCAAGGCGCGGGCTTGCTTATCGCACCATCAAGCGAAATAAGGCGGTGCTGTCCTCCGCCTTGTCCTATGCGGTCTACCCGTGCGAGCTGCTGACCTTCAACCCGACAAACCGTATCAAGATACCGAAATCCGCTCCGCAAGCCAAAGTAGAGCGCAGAATCATTCCCACCAGTGAAGCCGCCGCCCTGCTCGAAGAATACGCAATGGGTAGCAAGTACCACATGCCTATCCTGCTGGCACTGCACACAGGAATGAGGATTGGGGAAATCCTTGCCCTCGAATGGGATGCCGTGGACTTTAAGCGCGGCTTCCTTGCCGTGAGGCAGACGATAACCAACGTGGACAGGATAGGCTTGCCGAAAACTGCCAGCGGCTCTAGGGAATTCCCCGTTGACCGCGCCCTGCTTGCCGCCCTTGCGGAATGGAAATCGTTGCAGGAAAGGAATGAGAAGAGGCTGGGGGAATCCTATCAAGTCAGCTACGCCGTTGGAAAGGAAAGAAAAATCGTGGAGCTGCCGAAATGCGAACCTCCGGCTGGCAAGCGGCTGGATTTCGTTTGTACCGCTCCATCAGGCTCACGCTTGCATTACGGCGCGATTTCCAAAATACTGCGCAATCGCGGATTGAACGCCCATTCATTCCGCCATACCCATGCGACTGAGCTGATTGCGGCAGGGGCAACGCCCGTCGATGTAGCCGCCCGGCTCGGTCATCATGGCATAGCGACGACGATAGACGTTTACACGAAGGACAGCACGTCCATGCAGGAAGCCACGCGCGCCCTGCTGGAATCACGCTTTGCGTAGACAAATTTTCATGCAGACAAATTGCAGACAAATCGGCGAATCGAGGCGCGAAGGGGCAGGTTTTATGCGGGATGGGGAAGGGGAGGCGGTAGTATATGCTATACATACCGCAAAAATTCCTATGTTCTATCCTGCACCCGTTAAAACCACCGCAAACATAGACAAACAGCCGCTTTTAAGGAAATACAAATTTTAGAATATCTGTCATTGCTATAGCAATTTTTATCGAATCATGCAGACAAGTGCAGACAAAATGCAGACAAGAAAAAAGCACCGCCGCCCAACGGTGCTTTTTCCTTCGCGTAATAAAATGCAGTAGAAAGGAGGTTCTGCATGAACAAAAACCAGATAACCAAAGCGCAATCCCATATTTATTATATAGCGGCTCTAGGAAAAATGCAAGGAAGAAATCATTTCCCTTCCTGCCTGTACCAGTTTGCCTTCCCGCGCAAAATGTCACCGCCCCTTGTGCCATCCTCTGCCCACGGGTTGAAGGACGGGCTTTCTGACGTACCGAGATATTCCAAATCCCACCGCTCACAGGTGGAACGCGGCCCGTATTCCTCATGTGGCGCAATGCCATCCTCATTGTCTGCCGCTTCGCCGTGCGTCAGGACGCGCTCTTTGTCGATGGTCAGCCATAAGCCGTCTGCGACCGCGCAAATGGCTTGCGCCATGGATTCAATTTGCGCCGCTGTCGGCGGCTCATTCCCTAAATCCTCACTTGTGGCAAAGGCGCAGCATGCAAGCGAAATGCCTACCGCGCCCGTGTTTCTCTTGTAGGTGTGCGCCAAAACCTCGGAAAGGTCATCTGTCGAAACATAGATACTGCCGTCTGCGTCGATGTTCACATGGTAATCATCGAAGAATTGCCCATAATGCCCCGCGCTCCAGTGCAGGTAGATTTTCGGCTCGCGCCCCTGCGACCTTGCAAGCCTCCAGATTTCTTCCCTTGCGTCATCTGCCATCTGCCGGAGTTCTTCAACCGTTACCTGTCTCATTGTGAGATTCCCCCTTATGCCTAATCACGTTGCCGCCCAAATACCCTACCAGCCCGCTTGCAATGTTCGTTGACAGCTCGTTCATGCCGTAGACGATGGCAAGCACCAAGGCAATTACCAGTCCAAAGGAAATGATAATGTCCTGGATGGTCAAGGATAAGATAAAGTCTTTCATTTCAGCAAACCTTCCTCCCTGATTTTTCCCTTTGCAAAATATCGGTTCAATGCTCATTGCCTTCCTTCGTCGGGAGCGCAAGGAACTTCTGATAGAGTTCCGTAACGCCGTTATTGCCGCCCAAAGCGTGATACGCGCTGTACATCTTCGTTATGTTCTCCAGCTCATAAAGATGGACATATCCTGCCTTGTTGCAATTGTTGTAGGTACGTATAATATCGTCCCTGAGAATCGCCTGTATGCCGTTCTTTATGGAATTGTTGTCATGTTGCGTCTTTCGCATAAGATGCCACAGCTTGCCAGCTATGAACGTCAGCAGGCTGGTTACAACCCAAAAAATATATTGTTCCATTACACGCCGCTTTCCTTCCTTGCTATCGCCGCCGCCATTTCAGATGGCGTATATCGTGCCGTGCTGCCGTCCCTTGTGCGGATTGCGCTGGCAATCGCCTGCAATGTGCCTTTCGCGATATAACCGCGCCCCGTTGCCGTCGATGGGGTATAAGTTGCCGTGCTGTCCGTTGCCGCCGCGATCGCCCCTGCCATGTCGGACGGCAGGAGGCTTGCTTGGCTGCCGGATGCCGCACGGATAGCCGCCGCAATGTCCTGCAAATGCCGCCTTGATACAAGCCCATTCTCTATCTCGATATACGTCGCATAGAGCAGGGGCTTCACCGTTTGCGTTGCGGGCTTGTAATACGTCGCATAGAGAAGCGGCTTGACGGTCTCCATCTGCGGCTTGACGTATGTGCCATAAAGCAGGGGCTTGATGGTCTCGCCCATGATGCCGCCTCCTT